TTTTGAACACAGGAATTGTCACCACGTTTGGGGCGATTCAGACCATGACGGACATGAAGAATGTTTAGTATGCGGTCTATTAAAAGAAAATTTAGAACAAAACTAAAACTATGAAAACAATAAATTTAAACAGATTAAGCGACCTAATAATGTTAGGATTTGTAAAACTATGCTGCCTGTGGGTAGTATCCGCATTATGTTTTGAAATGTTTGTAATATATCTACAAGCATCTGGACAAGAACAGAGACAACAAGACATGCTTAACAAAATAGAATGGAAATTTGATGGAACATTCAAAAACAATCCTGATAACATTTGGTATGAAGCACCTAAAAAATAATATTATGACAAAGAAACAAGAAATATTAAAATTCATATTAACAGTTGGGATTGTTGGATTTGGATTAGTTATCCTTTCCTTTGGGTTTAGAATGATATTAACTCCGTTTTTAAATTAAATCAAAATGAAAAAAATATTATTTTTCTCGACAGTATTACTGTTGAGCACGGGAGCTTTTTCCCAAACTATAGGTAAAACAAAAACAGAAGATTACAAAGCTTCGTTTGAAACAAAAAGTGATATCTCACAATTTTTGGATTACAACGGACCAAAAAAGAATATTCAACTTCTGAAATGCGGTATCAATGATGAGATGTATGAAATGTACCCTGAACTAAAAGAAAAAAGAGTTGGTTTAGGTGTTACAAATATCGTATTGGAATATCTTGATAACTTAAATCGTTTTGAGTTTACAGAAGACAAAACAGAAATAAAAAACAGAATGGTTAAACAATTCCAAGCATCTCAGGCGGGAATTTCGGAAAACAAATTAGATGGTAGAGGTAAAATCAAATTGGCTCACTATTTCGTTGAAATCGAATGTTATGACTACTCTGTTTCTGAGGATGAAACTGTGAATTTAAAAGATGGTGTAAAAAATATGTTGGTAACACGTATTGGTTTACAAGTTAGATTTACCGACGCAGAAAACGGTACAATCATTGCAGCATCAGGATTAGGTGAGGCAAAAACAACAAGAGAATTGACTTTCTTATCTGATGCAACTGTTGACCCAGTTAAATTCAACCAATCTACAATTAGCATTTCTACCAAAAAAGCTTTGGATATTGCATGTGCTAACATTTTAGGTAAAATGGTTAAAAAAGGAATATTCGTTAAGTAATGAAAAAATGGTTTGTGTTTTTATTAATATTCATGCAACTTGCTCTGAAAAGCTCAGGGCAAGTTGTTACACAAACCTATATAGACCCATGTAGTTTAAAAACTTACGTGGTATCGATTCCAATACAATCTAACTCAGGAGTATTAGTTATAGTTAGAGATAAATCAAAGGTGTTCACTTACTCACAGTTTGCGTCAGGTGAAGTGGATACATGGATAAAAAACATTTTTGCAGCACCATGTCCGACAAGTCAAGTAGTTCAACAAACAGTGACAGCAACAGTAGCTCAAGCGGCGTCACAAGCGGCATCATCGGCAGCTTCTTCAGCCGCTTCATCAGCGGCATCGTCAGCATCCTCGGCAGCGTCTTCAACGGCATCTTCCGCAGCATCTACCACATCTTCACAACCACCAGCAACATCATCGTCTTCATCATCTACTTCCCAATCGTCATCGTCTGGTGGTTCTTCGTCTACATCAGAGAGCAAGAGCGAGGCAAGCAGTTCATCAAGCGAAACAAGTTCCGAATCAAAGAGCGAGAGCAAAACGGAGGAGAGTAAGTCAGAAAGTAAAAGTGAAGAAAAAAAGTCAGACGAAAAAAAGTCTGATGAAAAGAAAGAAGAAAAAAAGGACGAGAAAAAAGACGACAAAAAGAAAGAAGAAAAGAAAAAAGTTCAAGTTGCTAATCCAATGTTATTGGCGTCAGATTTAACTTCAGCTCAAGGTCCTGATTACAAATACAATGTAATATTATCATTAGGAGTTAGTAAATCATCGGCATTGGGTAACCAAAGTTGGGGGGTAACGGCTTTAATTTGGAGTTCACTTAATCAATTTGCGGTTAGTGGAGGATATACCAAAATGGACTTTGAAATGGGTAAGTTAAATGCTATTCATTCTTATTCTATGACCACGGCATACCTAACAGGAAACTGGATGACAATGGGTGGTTACACTTACATCAAACCTCACCCAAAACACGGTACATACGGATATAATTTAGGTATAATTTCACTTTTTCTTAAAAATCAAGAAATGGTCGGAGAAGGAAAATTTGCAAGAATGAAAACGGTGTTTTACACATCAATAACAACATCTGCTGTTGGGTTTTGGACCAAACCATATCAATATTCACAAAAAATTACAATATCGCCACAAGTCTTTGTTATGAATTCACCAATACTTTGGAATTCAAAAACAGGAGAAACCACAAGTGGGAGAAACTTTGGGTTTTTACTTGGAAGTTCATTTGATTACAAAATTACAAAAAGATTTGGACTCAGTTTGAACTATAAACTTTCTGCTTCAACACAGAAAAATTCCCCGATTTTGAGTAACTTCTTAATTGGTTCAAGAGTAATGTTATGATAAAGAAAATTTTAGATATTAGACATTTTATTATTTTATTTTTGTTAGTTGCATGTTTTTTAATTCAACATAATAAACCAAAAAAAGAAATTGTAGTAAAAGAAATTCCGTCGAAACCTGAACTAATACATGATACAATAGAACAAGAAATTCCAGTTTATTTACCTGGCGAACTAATATTGAAAGACACTACAATTTATGTAACCACAATTGAAAAGGTTGATACTTCTGCAATCTTGAGAGATTATTTGGTTTTCAACAAATTTTCAGACACCTTGAAATTATCAAACAATCAAGGATTTGTTTATCTGAGTCAAACGGTTAATGAAAACAAAATTGTGGATAGAAAATTCTCCGCAACAATCAAACCTAAGATTGTTAGAGAAACACCGCCACCCCCACCTCCAATAAGAAACCAAGTATTTTTTGGTATCAACGGTGCAGTGAGCAAAGAAGATTGGGTTAATTCAATCGGCTTGGGATTGATACTCAAAACAAAAAAAAACCATTTATTTCAGGTTAATCTTGGTGTGGCTAACAGAACGATAGATGGTGTTTCTGGTGAGCTGAGACCGTATTTTGGAGGGGGGGTTTATTGGAAAGTGAAACTTAAAAAAGATTAGATATTTATTATTAAATCATTTTATGGGTTTACGTGAATTAATTATGGAAGCTTTAGAGGAACAATTAGATAAATCTTTGGTGTTGACTGAAGATGCGGAAATATCTAAAGAGTTAAAGTATCATATTGATAATCGTATAACATTAACAAACAACGTTTTTAGAGTTTATTCGGAATCGTATTTTGATTTGGTTAATGAAGTGAGAGAGTTGTGGAATGAAGGTAAAATCAAACTAAATGAAGAAGATACTTTAATGGTTGAGTCTGATTTAGGTATCAAAGTTAAGATTGGAAAAGAATACGTTTATTTGGATGCACCGTACATCTATGAAACCGAAACAGAAGAAGACATTTTGGCTGAAGCAAAAGTTCACGGAAAAAATGTAAAATTAGGTAGCCCATTCAGAACACCAGGAGGACCAAAGAAATTTGCAGTTTATGTGAAAAGTAAAACAGGTGGGGTTAAAAAAGTTACTTTTGGTGACCCTAATTTGAAAGTTAGAAATGCAAATAAAAAAGCGGCTAAATCATTCAGAGCTCGTCACAAATGTTCACAGAAAAAAGATAGAACAACAGCAGGATATTGGTCTTGTCATGTTGGAAGATACTCAAAACAATTGGGATTAGCATCTTCAAATTCTTGGTAATGGAATTAGAAAAAATTAAAAATTATTTACAGACTTATTTGGATGATGTAATTTCACCAAATATTAATAAAGAATTAGTTGGAGAAGAAGATGAACCAATTAAAATGAATGTTTTTCAGATTTTAAAAGGTAGTTATCAACCACCAATATATCATGCCTTTATTGATATAGAACCAAATTGGGAAGGCAGTTATCGTAAAAAAATGGAGAATGATATTAGTGACTTTTTCAAAATTTTTTCTATTAATAATAGAATAAAAGTTCATTGGAACAAAAGACCTTCATTCAAAAGTGGTTCTTTAGTATAATATGGATTATCCATTTCAACAAGAAAATATTGACGGTAAAATAAGGAGAACATTCTCCCCTGATGTTGATTCAGATGAATTGAAGTGGCATCAAGATTTGAATGATAGAAAAGTTACAGTAATTGAAGACGGTGGATGGTCATTTCAAATTGAAGATGATTTGCCAAACAAATTGTCGGTTGCCGAGCAAATTTACATTCCTAAATTTGTTTGGCATAGAGTTATTAAAGGGGAAGGAACTTTGATAGTAGAAATACAAGAATGTTAATACAAATTATTTAAATCGAATTTTTTTACAAAACTAGTAAATGCTTCCTCATATGATTTTTCAGATTCGTCAGTAATCTTGTTTGTAAATTGCCAATTCCAATAAAAAGTATCATTGGGTTTAAAACCGTAGAATGTGTGAACTCTTTTTTGAGTATC